TGCCGGCGCCGGCATCCGCCCCGGCGCCGGCGGGCGCCAATCCCGACGACCTGCCACCTGAGGACGAAGGAGGCCCGCAGTGAGGACGTTTGAGTCGACGCCGGCCGATCCGGGCCCGGACCGCAACGACCCGAGAGAGTGGGTCTACGCCTCGGCCGGGTTCGAGCTGCGCGAGACCTCCACTCTGGGCAAGCCGTACCGGTACCTCGAGGGCCTGGCCGTGCCCTTCGGTGTCGACGCCGATATCGGCTGGTTTGTCGAGTCGCACGCCGCCGGATCGTTCGAGCAGACGACCAGGGCCGGGACCGGCCGCACGCTGTCGCTTCTGATCGCCCACGACAACAAGAGTCTGGCCGCGGTGGCGGGCCATTCGGAGTCGTGGACGAACGGCCGCGACGGGCTGCGCGGTGTGTGGAAGCTCAACGAGTCGCCGAGCGCGCAGCAGGCCGCCGCCCTGGCCGATAACGGCGACCTTCTGGGCCTGTCGATCGGCTTTCAGCCGATCCGCTCGCAATGGACCCTGACCGACGATTTCGACCCGGACCTCGGCCCGGAGCATAAGGACCGCGTTACCCGCCTCGAGTCGCGGCTGCTCGAGGTGTCGATCACGCCGACGCCGGCGTTCGCCGACGCCCAGATCACGAAGATTCGCCAGCGGTCGCGCTACTCGCTCGAGACTCGGTCGGCGCTGCTCGTGTCGCGCGAAGTGGAGGCCTGGCGGCGCCGGGTCGACGAGACCCGCGACCGCTGGTCCGCGCGCGCCTGACCGGCCGGCGCTACCATCCGCGGCTAGCGAAGAATCGCGGCCGACCCCGCCCCCTGGGCCGGTCGCCGGGCCGGGCCCCGCCCACGGCGAAGCCCACCCGACGACCACCCGGTCGAGGACAGGTCCGGGCCCGCACCTGGCGCTCACCTGTATCTCACCCCGGAGGTTTACGCCGTTATGAATCCCGTACTTGCCCGCCTGCTCGACCAGCGCAGCGAGCAGATCGCCACAATGGATGCGATCCTGTCCCAGGTCGAGGGCCGCGATATGGTCGACGCCGAGCGTTCGCTGCTCGAGGCCGCCCGCCAGCGCATCGCCGAGCTCGACGCCCAGATCGGGCCGCTCAAGGAATTCGAAGAGCTGGTCGGCGATCACCGCGCCACCGACCCCGGCCGGCCGACCGACCGGCCGCCGGCGCAACCGCGGCGGGCCGACGGCGGCGACCGGGCCCCGGAGTACGCCTCGGCCGGCGCCTACGTGGTCGACTACCTGCGGGCCCGCGGGATCATGGATCGCGGCAACCCCGATCCGGCGGCGGCGCAGCGCATCGCCCAGATGCGCGCCGTGGCCAACCAGGTGACGACCGACACCCCCGGCGTGCTGCCGACGCCGATCGTCGGGCCGGTCGTGTCGCTGATCGACGCCAACCGCCCTTTCATCTCGTCGCTCGGCGGCGCTAAGCCGATGGGGTTCGCCGGCGCCACCTTCACCCGCCCGAAGGTGACGCAGCACGTGACCACCGGCCCCCAGACGGCAGAAAAGACCGAGCTGCCGTCGCGGAAGCTGCTCATCAACCCGATTCCCTTCACGAAGTCGACCCACGGCGGCTCGCTCGACATTTCCCGCCAGTCGATCGACTGGACCTCGCCGAGCGCCTGGGACATCGTCATCAAGGACCTGGCCGACGTGTACGCCGTCGATACCGAAACGGTGGCCGCCGGCGCCTTCGCCACGACGAGCACCGGAACGCCGGTCGTGGTCGCCGGCGACACCCTGGCTGACTGGGCCGACGCCCTCTACGCCGCCGCCGCCCAGTCGTACTCGGCGGCCAAGCGGATGCCCGACCGGATATGGGTGAGCCTCGACGTGTGGGCCGCCCTCGGCTCGCTGGTCGACGTGGCCCGCCTGGTGATGCCGCCGGCTCAGACCGAACAGCCCGCCGGTGAGGCCACCCTGGCGTCATTCCAGGGCGACGTGATCGGCCTGCCCCGAATCGTGGTGCCGACCTTGCCGGCCGGTACGTGCATCGTGGGCCCCTCCAACCTGTTCGAGTGCTACGAGGAAGTGATCGGGCTCCTGTCGGTGATCGAGCCTTCGATCCTCGGCGTGGAAGTGGCCTACGGCGGCTATATCGCCAACGGCTCGCTCGAGCCGACGGCGTTCGTCAAGCTCACCCCGCCGGCCGGTATGCGCACCATCGACCCGGTATCGCTCGACGCCGAGCCCGACCCGGCGCCCGCCAAGAAGTAAGGGCGACGGTTCCCCTATGGCGACGTGGCCGAAGCTGCCCGAAGTCCGATCGTGGCTCAGGTTGCAACCCGACCCGGTCGAGGACCTGGTCATCGACTCGGCCCGCATGGCCGCGATCGCCTGGGGGAACCGCCGCACCAACCTCAAGTACGACCCCAACGACCCGGACAACCCCGATCCGGTCATCCCCGACGACATCCACGAAGCGTGCGTGATGCACGCCGCCCGCCTGTACCGCCGCCGAGACTCCGTCGATGGGAGTCTCGGCGGCGGCGAGTGGGGGATTGTCCGCGTCGGCCGGGTCGATCCCGACATTCTCGCCCTCTACGACGGCGCCGCCCCCATGATCTTCGGATGAGCTGGGACTACCGCAGCTCGAGCTCGGCGATCGTCGCCTACCTGGCCGACGCCCTGCCGCTGGTCTCGGTCTATGACCGGCCGCCGGCGACGTTCAACCCGCCGGCGGTGATCCTGGCTCACCCCCAGTTGGTGACCCGCAACCAGCCCCGTTTTGCCGTCGACCGGGTGACCTGGCCGCTTATGTGCGTGGCCGGCGCCAATCAGGCCGACTACGTGGCCGACCTGCTCGACCAGGTGGCGGCGGTGATCGACGACGACCCGTCGCTCGGCGGCGAGGTGCAGTCGGCGACGGCCGCCACCTTTGGCGGCTGGCGGATCACCGACGTTTCCGGCATTCAAGTACTCGCCGCCGATGTGACCCTCGACCTGTACCAGTAAGGAGATAACCCCTAATGACCCTCGTCGATGACGACACGCCCGCCGCCCAACCTTTAGCGGCCGACCCGCCCGACTTCTCCGGGCAGTCGGTGATGATGACCAGCACGTATATCGAGCTCGGCGGCGTCAATCTGCGCTGTCTGGGCCTGTCGATGTCGCTCGAGGCCGACGGCAAGCCGATCGAGCAAACCTCGTTTTGTGCCGTGCAGGAGTATCCGGGCCCGGTCAAGTTTCATATGGTGGCCAAGTTCGCCCAGTCGTTCGATCCGGGCGGAACCTTCCAGGTGCTCGAGGCCGGCCTGACCGCCTACCAGACGTCCGGCACGCCGCTGGCGTTCAAGGTGCGCCCGTACTACCAGCGGCCGGTGAGCTCGAGCAATCCGGAGTTTGCCGGGTTCCTGATCCCCCAGGAGTACAACGTGTTTGGCGGTGACGCCGGCACCGCCTCCGAAGTCGACATCGACTGGACCATGCCGACGAAATGGTCGGTCAATACCGGCGCCGTGGCCGCCACCGGTGCTACCGCCGGCACCCCCGGTAACTTCACCCCGGCGGGCGCCACCCGCCCGGCGAACCTGGCCGCCCTCACCGGCGTGGCCGCCAGCCCGGCGACGGCCTGGGCGGTCGGATCGTACGTGATAACCGCCGATCTGCTCGGCGCCCATTGGGGCGGCTCGGCCTGGGCCGCCGGCGTCGCATGACGACCACCCAGACGGTGATCCTGCTCGTGGAAGTGGGGATCATCGCCCTGGCCAGCCTGTTTTTCGGCGCCCGGCGGCTCTAGTGGCGGCGCCGGTCGTCGGCGTGGTCGGCATGCAGGCCATTCGGAAAGACCTAAACCGGATGACTCAAGATGTCCGCTCGCCGCTCTATGACGCCCTCAAGCGGGCCGGCTACGCCGCCGTCAAGGAGATTGTCCCGACCGCTCGAGCCCGGATGAGCTCCCGGTCGGGCCGGCTGGCTAACAGTGTGCGCGCCAGCGGGTACGGCTCGGGCGCCGCCGTGCGCATGGGTTCGGCGGCCGTGCCGTATGCCGGTTGGGTCGACTTCGGGGGGTCGCGCCCCGACGGCTCGGCCCGCGAGTACCTGGCCGGCGGGCGCTATCTGTTCCCGGCCGCCCAGTCGCTGGCGTCGAAGGCCGCCGCCTCGTATACCGCCAGCATCACCCAACTGTTCGACAAGCCCGCTATCTGGACCAACAGCGGCGACAATCCTGGGAGTGTGCATGACTGAGGACCTGCTCGAGCTCGAGCCGCCGGCGGCGAGTGTTCACCGGCTGATCGTGGTCGACGGCGGCGCTTCGCCGGTATTCCGCCCCAACGATCTGCGCACCATTCGAGCCATAACCGGCCGGTCAATGGTGGCCATGATCGACGACGACGACAATGACGCCGACCGCTTCTCGGCAATGGCTTTCTTTCAACTGCGTAGGGAGGAACCCGACACCCTGGCGTCGATCCTGTGGGCTCAGCTCGAATACGCCGACATCGTCGTCGAGACGCCGAAGGTGGACCCTACGAGCGGCGATGGTTCGAATCCGTCGCCGCTTTCTGTGCCTTCTATTCAATGACCCCTAAGGAAATGTACGAGCTCGACCCGCTCGAGCTGCGCGGCATGCTGGCCTACATGGCTCGCACCGCCGACGCCATCCATAAGAAGCACAAAAGGTAGGCCGCGGTGGCGGGCCCGTCGGTAGTCGTCCGGGTACTTGGCGACCTTAAAGGGCTGGGCGATTCGTTCACCGCGGCCGGCAAAACGGCGTCGGGGGCGGCGTCGAGGATTCACGGCGCCTTCTCGAGCGCGCTGGGGACGCTCAACAGCACCGGCGTGCTCGGCCCCTTCGGTGAGGCCCTGGCCGGCATCGACGAGGCCATCGGCAAGGTATCCGAGCACGGCAAGGACATCGGCAAGGCCATGCTCGGTGTCGGCGGCGCCCTGGTGGGGATCGGCGCCGGTCTGCAGGCCATCGGGTCGAAGGATCAGGCCGCCCACCAACAGTTACAGGCCGCCGTGGAGGCCACCGGGAAGGCTTATGACGGCTACGAGGGCGACGTCGAAAAAGCGATCAAGCAGCAGGAGAAATTCGGCACTACCGCCAACGTCACCCAGGATGCGCTACGCACGCTCACCCAGGCCACCGGCGACCCGAAGAAGGCCCTCGACCTGCTCGGCACGGCGGCGAACCTGGCCGCGGCCAAACACGAGGACCTAAACACCGCCGCCGGGCAGCTCGGCAAGACCTACAACGGCGCCACGAAGCTGCTTAAGGATTTCGGTGTGTCGGCCGCCCCGAAGGCCGCCACCGCCACGAAGGCCCTCGAGTCGGCAACCAAGCAGGCCACCGCGGCCGACGAGCTGGCCCAGAAAGCGAAGCAGCGCCTGGCCGACCTGGTGGCTCGAGACCAGGGCGCCGGCAAGTTGACGATCGCCCAACAGCAGGCCCTACGCAACGCGCAGCAGGCCGTGACCGACGCCACCGGCAAGGCCGTGGCCGCGCACGGCAAGTTGACCGCCGCCCAACAGACGGCGACGCTGGCGGCTAAAGGCCAGCAGACGACAATGGACGCCCTGTCGCAAAAGTTGTCGGGCCAAGCCTCGGCCGCGGCCGACACCTTTAGCGGTCACCTCGAGGCCATCAAGGCCAAGCTCGAGGACGGCGCCGCCGCCTTCGGTCAAAAGTACGGGCCGGCGATCACCGCCGCCGGCGCGGCCATGACCGGGCTCGGCGCCGTCATCGAAACGGCAACCGCCATCAAAGATGCTTGCGCGGCCAGCGAAGCGCTAAGCCTGGGCGCTATCCTGTTG